TAGGTATCTAGATGGACAGTTATATCAACGTAGTGCGGATTTAATGCTTGGTGTTCCGTATAATGTCCTTAGTTATAGTTTACTAATCCTTATGGTTTCAAGATACTGTGATCTAATTCCTGGAAAACTTAAAATTACATTTGGTGATGTTCATATTTATTCTAGTCATTTGGAAGGAGCTATTGAACAAATTCGCAGAGTTCCCGATAAACAACCTGTGGTTATAGTGAATAATAAAAAGAGTACACCAATTAGGGAATATAGTATTACCGATTTTGAATTTGAATGTTATTTTCCTCAATCAAATATTAAAATGAAGATGATTGCGTGAATATAAAATATTTACTAGTTATAATGAAACAATTTTCAATATTTGTGTTTGGTGTTACTTTGGGAATGTATGTAGCTCAAAATTATAATGCACCAAACGTTAAGGATAATTATATCTTGATGGTAAAAACAATAAAAAATTACGAAAAATAAATGTTTGTTAATGTTATATGTCACAACAACAATTAGATTATTTAACACTAACTTTTATGACTTTTGGTTTCTTTCTTATTTTATTTATTATATTTAAAGGAAAGATACATTAGATAGTTAATTTCATAAAAAAAATATATATTTAATATAATAATAATGATTGCTTCGAACGACAATAAATTCGATGTGTCTTATAACAATAAAGATTTTGCGCAACCTACGTTTAGCAACCAGACCTCTAATATTATAGCAGGACCTAATACTACACCTTGGAATTCAGGTCTAATGTATTTCAGTCATAGTCCTGGTGATTCCCAACCCTTGATGCGTGAAGAGGGTCCATTACCCGTACAGGGAAACATCGGACAATTGGTCAAGGACGAATATAATAATTACGACAAATGTGGATCAGGAATATCTAAAAATTTTAATATTTCTGGATCTAAAAATTGTACTTCTGCTTTTTACGCAGATACATTCACTACAAAGGATACTTGTGGTGATAACTGTATATTATCTTCACCTGAATCATTTGGGGGTAAAGACTTTGGTTTTGATGTGGGTGATAAAATAAAGTATACAAATTCTCATGGACTTCACGCTTATCAAAATATTAGAGCTGGTGCTGAAGGTCAGAGTAGTAATTCTGGGTGTTATGAATTTATTCCCGGTATGGCTTCTAATAGTACAGGAACTTGTATGTTAGATCCTAAACCTGTATATCAGCAGGTTGGTGATTGGACTAAACTAAAGGAAAACAAAAGTATTATAAGTTCAAGTTTTAATAACAATCCAACATTTTAAACATTGTTACCAAAAACAGTTTTGTTATAAGGTATAGCATTACAACTTCCATTTTCACATTTCCCTAATACACCACAACCACCATTTTCACACGGCCTGCCAAATTCAGGGTAATACGGAATCCTATCTGGATAGATTTGGTTAGGGTATACATATGGATTTCTTTGAAGATTTTCATTTACTTGAAGATTACCTTGAAGATTTCCTTGAGCACCATATCCATTCATCCCCTGTACCATAGGTACTTGTCCCACGAATAAGTCAGAAAATTTAGTTTTAACTACACAAACTAGTATGATGGCAATACCCAAAATAAATAGATTGATCACGTTTGTTCGTGATATGCATTTAGTTGTTTCCATTTATTATAATAAAACATTTAAATTTAAGAGATTAACCCTTTTTGAATGAAAACAAAACTAAAATATAATTTTGAAATATGATTTCCTTTTTCATCGTCACCTAAATTAGAATAATTACACAATTCCAAGCCTACATTATTAGCGATTCTTAAAAGGTCATCTTTCCGGACCATATATTCTTCCATTGGGTTATTTCTATATTCAAAATAATCCGACGTTCTGGCAGTTTTTGATTTTTGAATGTTTATCAAATATGAATTATCGGATGCTCTCTTTAGAGTAACATTTTCAATTTTTTTTTCGTTATTCAAATAATTATCAATTATATCTCCATCGGGTGCTACCCCAATAAAATATCCTCCTTCTTTTAGGTTATCTGATACTTTTTTTAAAAATAATTCTAGGTCAAAATAGTGTAATGCGAATTGGCACGTTATAAGTGATACTTTTTTATCTAAAAATTTATTTAATTTTGATATATCACCCAACACAAAACTAATGCGAGGCTTAATTTTTTTACTTACTTTTTTATATCGATTAATAGCTTCATCAATAGAATCTTTATGATTATCAATAGCCAACACTTTATCTATTTTACTTCGGTCCCATTTGAATATATCACCACCCCTACCACAACACATATCGATTAAATGTATATAAGAAATTCCACTTTTTCTCAAAGAATTAGTAGCATTTTCTATAAGATTACCTTTAACATTGTTACAAACTTGTCTATGGTAATCCATTTTTATTATAATAGTGTTTTAATTAATTTTTTTAAATTGTTTTAACTTCGAATTCAATATTCTTCTCCGTTAGTGATTCTTTAATAGAATCCAGATTATCGGACGACGTATTCCAAATCTTATCGGCCTTATTCCAACATGCCCCATTTTCACCAAAAATACCACGGTGAGCATAGGTGTTACCAGAAATACACAATGTTTCATTTTTTACTTCAATCAACACTATATTACTTTTCTTAGGTGCCGGAGCTGTAATAATATCATCATTCCCCCCAATCCCATTTGTAATGCCTGTGCTACCACCATTTTTAATGGCAATAAGTTCCTGTGCAAATCTTGCGTTTATTTCAACCAACCCTTGTATTTGATGGACAAGTTTATCTTCCATGGTTTCAATACGTTCAATTACCTTGTCGTAATTGCCTTCGGTCATTGTGTAATTGCCTTCGGATTCCATTATATTTAATCAAAATCAATAACACTTATAATATTATAATGTTTTATATTCTTAAATTAATAACGTTTGAATTTTCCGTTCTTTTTATCTTGGTATTTATTATGTATTGATTCTACGGCCGTAGAATGTTCTTTGTGATGTAATTGTACGAGTGGTCCTAGGTTTAGTTTATTTTTAAAACTATTTTCTATTACGTCTTTGTGTTTTTTATCGCTAAACCATAGTTCTATTCTATACAAAGCTTTTCATTTGGGATAGAACTATCTACAATACGAATTCCTGTAATTAGTTCAGACATTTCAAATTGTTCTCCTATGCATAACATTGATATAGTTTCCCACAGAGAATCGAGTTCTTCTAGATTTTTAAATTTCCTAATAGCTATTTCAGCACCATTGGTGTTATTTGGATCTTCCCATTTGGGTTCGGTGCCCAATTTAAATAAACTTATGGATGCAACTTCTCTGTCGGGGTCTTCTATGATAGGTTTATTTGATCCATCAGAAAATATAGAACTAGGATATGGATAATTATTGTAATACCTCCAAAAATCATTTATAGTATTAAAGGTACCCAATTTACTCTTATTTTGTTCATAGTTCATAGTGTTATTTTTTTGATGTTCCCATAATACCCACGTATTCCTAAGATTATAAATGTGTTCAGTGTCCATTTGGGATTAATTTGGGTTCTAAAAATATAATTACACCTAATCCTTAAATTAATATATATCTTATTGATAAGAATGAAGAAATCTGATAAATTGTGTTGGGGTTCTAAAAATTTAATTATAGGTGTAATTATAGGTTTTATAGTTTTATGCATAGTGTACAATAATGTTGATTATTTAAAAACACAATATTTTAGAACGATGGAATATTTTGGTGTTATTGGGTGTATACAAAATGTTACAGTAAACGGTACTAATTTTTGTCAAATTGGTAATGGACCAGCCATAGACAGAACCGCCATAAGAGATTGGATGGGAACAGGTAGTATAAGTTACGTTAACCACGAAGGTGTTCTTTTACAGCTAAGTGGTAAACAATATAGAGCGATTAGTGGGTTTCTTCCGCCATCTTTTTCATTTTTTCCATATGGTATAAATGTAGATAAGTATAGACCAGTAGATGATTCTATTAGTATTTTAGATCCAACCAAAAAGGATTATAATACAGAGGAGGGTAGAGCAATATGTATGCAAGCCTGTAAGGATACAGATTGTATAGCTGTACAAACAGAGGTTCCACAATTATGTTATGAGAAAAGAGTTCAAATAGCCATACCAGAAGGTTTTGGTGTAGATGGAGGCACGGGTGATGAAACTATGTATACAACCAAGGGTGATTGTGCTGGTAAAGCGACACATAGTTGTACTATGTTTTATAAAGATATTGGTAAATCGGATGATGCTTATTTTGATCTTTCGGGTGGTATATCTGCTATAATGGATGCCAATATACCATTTAAAGTAGGTATTAAATATTATGAAAATAATCTAGCACCTGGTATAACATCAGGGGAAGGTAGTACCAGACCAAGTGAAGAAAAAGTTAAATGGTGTAGTTCAAAAATAAATAATATAGGAACTGGTCGTACTAAATACAAAACAAATTTAGGTGCGACCAAAGCATGTACGTGTAATGAAGGAAATTGTGATGATGTTAATTGTTGTGAGTACAGAGACCTAATTACTACAGATTGGGCTAAACATAATACACCATACTTTAATTTACCAATTAATGTAACAAAAACCAAGGAAATAGACAACGGTAGTCCTGGTGCCGTATGTCCAGCAAAGGATCAAAATGGGGAATGTTGTGGTGTGTGTCCTGTTTATGTGAAAAACCCAGAATATGCCAAAAGCCTTAATTGGTTTGAGAACTTTCTGGATGATCAAAGTGAATATCTAGTTACAGGGTATAATATTAAATCATGTCCTGAAAATAAACAATATTTAGATGGAACTATGAGTGATACAGATATAGGTGGTGGTGTTTGGTGGGCTTTAGATACACCAAGATCAAAGTGTATGTGGCCAGAAGAACCGTGGTGGTCTAATGTAGTTAACCCCATAGGTTGGGTTGTTGGCCTAATATCTAAAAATAAGACTAGGAAAGATATGGACGACTGTTTAGAAGAATATGCTGCCAAGAAGAATAGCGATCCCGAAGAAGCTTTAAGATTATTAACTGGTTGTTGTGGATATTTGGATCAGGCTTGTATAGATACTATAGCTCAACCATTTTGTGCTAGAAATACTGGTGACATAACTAGAGGATGTTTTGGAGATCCAGCTATTTTGTCTGTGGATAATGTTGTCGGTTCAATAGGTGCTTGTGATAATCCAGCTATTATATCTCCAGATAATAGGTGCATTCAGGATTATGCAGGGAAGGATTGTACCGGGTTTCCATATAGTTGTGAATCGGGACCATTGTGGATAATACAGTAAATTTGTTATAATTCATCATCATCTTCTATTCCTAGTGACTCTTTCTGTTTAATATAACTTACAGGATTAATATAATTTAACATATAAGATATTTTATTTAAAGAAGATACTGTTCCTATTTTAGATAATTTATCTACAAACGGTATATATTTTGCTACATCCTCTGTATCTTTTTTAACATTACTAAGTAACAGTTCTATGTTTTCTAAACGTTTATTAATTAATGTTAATTCTTCTTTTAATTCTTCCATTTGTTATAATGATTTATATAATTCTTCACAAAATAACGAATGGTTTGATAAATATTTTGATTTAGTTTGACTATGGGTGCTTAGATTCTTAACAACAACCTTCGTTTTTTTTTGTTTGGTTGGTGGTTCTGGGTTGGGAAATAATATTTGACTAACATCACTATCAAATTCAAAACAATGAGATGTATAATTTTTACAATAACCATTTATTCTATTTGTAAGATTATCACATGGACATAAACATTTTTGGTATATTCCCTTTCGAGTAGCAAAAAAGTATATTCCGCATGAATTGTGATCTCGTTCTATATTCATACAATAACTAGAATCTGTAATAATTAGGAAATTTCCGTCGGGATATTGTCTTATGTCTTTTATTGTTTGATTATTGTACACTTCGGGAAGATTTTTGTCCATGAATGTTTGTATTATTTCAAATTCAACTGTACCAAAAATCCTAGTTTTACCAGATAATTTTTTGGTTTTATTTTTAATAATCGTGGACATAGGGAACCATTTTGGTATTTTCTTGAAAGGAATTGTTATTTTATTATTCTCCAGTGCTGTGTATCTTATTGATGTATCTAGTATTAATGAATAGTTGTCTTCGTTCAATCTTTTAAAATAAGCATCTCTGTCATTACCTTTAGAATCCAATACACATAAAAGTTTATAGGGTCTTTCTTCGGGAATTGTTGTTTTAGGAACTAACTTATCTGAACCAACCATTCTATAACCATTTCTAATATACACCAATTCATCAAGAACATCTTTCCATGAATTAATCACCGGATCATAATCATTTAATTTCAATAGAATAGCTTCTCTAATCAATAAGGCATCTTCACATCTAATGTAATGACGAGGCCATATAAGATGTAATCCTGTTTTAATACCAGTTTTTACTGTTTTGGGTGGAGATAGACAACATATTACATTTAATTCTGAATCATAGAATTGAAATACGATGTCTTGGATAAGGGATACAAATTTCTTAATTTTTGGTAGGTCCCAATATTCGTGATCGATTATATCAACATCTATCATATACCTAAAAACATCTGGTCTTCTTTCAACTATAAAATGTTTGTTATTTTTATCTATCTCATCACTATATAATTTTATAAATTCTTTTTCTTTTTCGGATGGAATGTTTGCTTTACCACCATTTAAAAATAAATGTGTACATTCATCCCCCTTGGTTATATAAGGAGCCAACCAATCATCCAACTCATTGGCCATCTTTTATATCTATACAATTAACATATTTAAATTGATTTATAACTTATTTAAATTGTATCATACTTTTCGACAAGATTTTATACAATTTAACTATTTCATGGACAAAGGATTCCAATTTGATGTAATAATCGTGTATCTCGTCAGCCTTATCCGTTCGCGCCTTCATACAAAATTTCTTAAACGTACGGATAGTCATCGTTATGGTTTCCTTATTTTGGCCTCCGTTTTGTTTTGCTCCTAAAACCGCTCCGCCAACTTGCGGAGAAAGATTTTCTACTACGTAATCTACATCTTTTACAAAATTCTTAGTTAATACTCTCTTAGATTCTTCAATTCTACCAAATCCGATCCATTTCCATACATCATTAAGCTTTACTAAGCTTCACTAGCTTGGTCATAATTCAAATAGCAATAAAAACTGCTAACAAAAAGTTGTTGTTGGGTATCCGTAAAAGATTCCTTAATCTTATTTACTAATTTACTTTGATAATCACCATTAAGTTTAATGATAGTGTTATTTTCTATGAGTGTTACTATGTCTAAATTTAATGTTTCCATCTTAATGTATCGAATGTAATTATTTACAAAATTGTAAATAATTCACAATTTTGTAAACTCGCTTTGGGGTTTTTTGCAAGTTGGCAAAGTACTCTACTATTACGGGAATTGTATGACAATTTTTATTTCATGTTTGTATACGCCCTTTTTAACCTTTGACAATTCTCTGCGTCGTTTACCTTGTACTGTCAACTTTCTAGAATCGGCAGACATTAACATATCAGATTCTATGTTCGTTAGATTGTCAAATGCATAATCTACTACTCGGTGTGTTAGTGCCCAACGAAAAAAATTCAACTGTCCAACTGTTGTCACGAACCCATCTTCATGTTCAGAATATGTATTAAGATCAGTTTTAGTTAGCAAATTAATCGTTTCATTTGTTTTTATGTTATAAAAGATCCTTTTCCTCCTGCAAAAAGGGTCAAATTGTTTTTTTGAATATGCTTTTAATTGATTTTTATAATCCAACCAAATGCTAAAATTTTTGGGATCGCCGTTTTTAACTATTTCGTAATGGATGTCATTTTGTTTTGCGAAATTGGTAACCAACCAATCTAACAATCTAAGTGAAATTGATGTTTGTTGTTTAACTATGGGGAGTATTAATTCCTTATTCCCGTCTTTATCGTAAAATTTTATAAGAGATGCAAGTAAAAGATCTTGTTTATCTAAAATAACATTCATTATGTATATTTACTTGTGTCAACTAATTCTTAAATTGATTTGAACGCATTTATTATATTATTTAAATTGTTTTATGTAATAGTTCACCAACTTGCATTTCTACTTAATAATGTAAATATTTAAATGTTTGTTACAATTATAGTTAATGAATGATATAGCTTTTACCGTGTTGATTGGTTCTGTGTTCATACTTATGTTTTCTTATTGTAATAGATGTATTAATGTTATTAAGAACGAAAAATTTTATAACCCAATTCTTAAATTACATGTGCCCGAAAAACCTAAAATTTAAATGTGTCCGAAGAACCTAAAATTTAAATGTATCCGAAGAACCTAAAATTTAAATGTATATCATTATTAATCAATTAAATCCTATTAAATACGATTTAACAAAAGATATTAAACAATTATTAGATTTACCCGGTTCAGTTATAAGATATGTTTCTAAAACAGACCGACTGGTGGTAATCAAATTCTAAACGAATCTTATAGAAATTCAATTAG